ATGTTTTTCCGTGGCATTCAGTGTGTACATGGTTTCGCTTTCAAGATATCCGTCACCATGATGTGACGGACGTGAACCGTTGCCTTCAATCACAACTATACCACCTTGATTTTTGCAGGGAGACTGATTGCTTGTATCAATTGTTCGGGCTGTATCTGCTTCATAGAATCCACTGTTCGGGTTATCACTCATCATGGAATTGCTGTGTTTGGAGCAGATTCCATATGCTTTCGGTACAAACAAGGTCTGGTCGTTATTGCAGGACAGCGTTGCCGATTTATCCTCTTGTATCAAGCAGCCTTTCCCGCCTCCAGCCTTTCCGCAACGCACTTTCAGCGTTTTCGGTGTTTCCATAAGCAGCGGAACATTGCCGCCACCAGTCCCACAACGACTTGTCAGGGTCTGGCAGATATCGTCTTTTGAAAGGCTCACTCTGCTGTCGGCAGGGTGATTCTCCAATGCAATTGCCGCCGGAACGACACCTGCACGCAATGTAGGAGATTTCTCTTTCTCGTAGCCGATACCCCTTGCATTTGCGGAATGCTCGGTGCAGAAGCCTGCTGATTCCAGAACACAGGGCGGATGATGTGCTTCAGTTTTGTCCGTCAGGACATCGATTCGCTCTTCTCCTTGGTCGCACATACAGATTGTGCCTGCCTCTCCAGAGCAACTTTCAATACCCTCGGAAGCTGTTTTCCACGAATGGAAGCTCTGCGGAGAATACCCAGACAGGCCCTCGGACTCAAATAATACTTTTGAGGCACATTGACCTCCAAAATCTGCGACAAGAAACAAACGTCGGCGTCTCTGAGCGACTCCGAAGTGTTGAGCGTCGAGCAGTCTGAAGGCGACGGAGTAATCGTCTGCCATGATGTATCCGGCTTTTGCCCACTTCGCAGGTCGAGAAATACATACGGATTCATCTTTAATCCGGCAGATTTCTTCGAGGACACGGCGGAAGTCTTCGCCGCCGTTGCTGGACTGACATCCGGGAACATTTTCGAACACGATAAATCGTGGGTATTTGCCATTTGTAGCACACCTCATCTCTTTAATAATTCTGATTGCCTGAAAAAATAGGCTGGAACGGCTACCGTCCAGACCACTACGCTTGCCGGCGATGCTCATATCTTGACAAGGGCTGCCAAAAGTTATGATGTCTACAGGTTCGATTTCCGCTCCATTGATTTTTGAAACGTCTCCGAGGTGTTTCACCATAGGCAGACGTTTTTTTGTTACTGCAATCGGGAAGGGTTCAATTTCTGATGCCCACTTTGGAGTAATACCGGAAAGCAGTCCAGCAAGCTCAAATCCTCCCGAACCTGAAAAAAGACTGCCGAGCGTAAGATTATTCTTCATCAACAGCACGTCCTCTCTGTGCATCATCAACACTTCCATCCTGAATATTAAGTTCCTCATCAGTAAAATCATGTACAGCACTACACGGGAGCTTTTCACCATTTTTGATAACATACACATCCTCAGCTGAACCTGCCGTCGCAACATATCTTCTGACAATTGCAGATGCATATTTCGGGTCGAGTTCCTGTGTATAACAGATTCTGTTTGTCTGTTCAGAGGCAATCAATGTTGAACCGCTTCCACCGAAAAGGTCGAGAATAATGCCGTTTTCCTGTGAAGACATCTGAATCGGATATGCAATCAAAGGAAGTGGTTTCATAGTCGGATGCAGTTTGGACTTTTTCGGTCTGTCAAATTCCCAGACAGTAGTTTGCTTGCGGTCACCATAAAACTTATGCTTTGCAGTATCCTTGAAAGCATACAAGACCGGTTCGTGTCGCATCTGGAAATCCATTCGACCGATAACAAGTGTATCTTTTACCCAGATACAAGTTGTAGAATAATGAAATCCTGCATTAATTGTTGCATTGAAAAAGTTACACTTTTCAGCATCGGAATGGAAGCAGTAAAAAGCTCCGCCATCAGCAAGTGATGTATACACATTCTTAAAAGCATCAAGAAGGAACTGATAAAATTTCTCGCTGTCAGTCCACTTGTCATTCATGATACGCATTCCGGTTCCACCCTGATATGCACAATTATACGGTGGATCTGTGATACAGGCATTGGCTTTCTGTCCGTCCATTAACAGTGCAACTTCATCGGGCTTTGTGGAATCACCGCAACGAAGTCTGTGTCTGCCGAGAAGCCAGATGTCACCGTTTTCTACAAACGGTTCAAGTTCTGCAGCCTTGTCGACATCGAAATCATCGTCCTTGACATCGTCATCATCCGTCGCAAACAAATCAGCCAGTTCCTTTTCATCGAAGCCGGTAAGACCGAGGTCAAAGTCCTCTGCCTGCAATTCAGATAATTCCACAGCAAGCATTTCATCGTCCCAGCCTGCATTCAGCGAAAGTTTATTATCCGAGATGATATAAGCGCGGCGCTGTGTTTCGGTCAGATGACTTTCTTTGATACAAGGAATTTTCTTTAAACCGAGTTTCTGAGCGCCATAAAATCTGCCATGCCCACAGAGGATTGTATTATCTTCTGCGATGATAATCGGTGAAAGAAATCCGAACTCCTTGATTGAAGCTGCTATCTGTGCTATCTGTGACTCTGAGTGTGTTCTTGCGTTTCGTGCGTACGGAATAAGCTCGCTTATATCCGCCAGATAATACTGCGTTTCCTTGTTTTCCATTTCAGTTGCCCCTCCTGCGTATAATCTTGTGCAGTCCCTTTCGTGCATCGTTGACATTGCCTTTCACAGCCTGGTCTCGCCTGTCGGCTCGGTCGGTGCTTCTCGCTTTGCGAGAGGTTGCCACTGGCAACCCGCACCCCTTAATCGTGTTGTACTGCTGTTTCGTAAGAAGCTGGCGACTATGCTTTAAGTCTCGCCAAAATTGTGTATCTGCTTTCATGCTGTGTTTCCTTTCTTTAGCCGTTTCTGTTTCTCAGCAATTGTTCCATCATATCCATTTCAGGGCTGTTTAATCCAATATCAGCAGAACAATTTTCCTTTACAATCTGCTGAATGTTTGCCCATAGCAGAGTAGATTGCTTCATGTAGCTGTTGGAAATGTTGACGAAGGGACTGGTGCATGGATTTCCTGTAGTGGCATGTTTTCCAATCATTCCTAGCCGGGAGATTGCTTCTTCACATTGCACCCAGCGTGCAACGCTCATAGCGTATTGTTCCACAAGAGTAGGGTTAACCAGTTTTTCGCAGCCAAGTTTTTTTAGCCAACGACAGACCTTGTTGTAAATTTCATCTGCTCCAAGAGGTCTGCCATCACGCTGCATCGAGGAAAGATACTCGCCGGGTTTCGGCATATCAACGCCTTCTATGTTTTCGGGAATATCGAGCTTGGTCAGCTGACGCTTTCCCGGATTTCCAGCCTCAATTTTTTCTTTCAGTGCTTTTGGTTTTCGCCCCGCACCCGGTCTTGCACCACCACGGTTTGTTCCGTCTTTCGCCATTTGAATCAAATCCTTTCATTTGAAAACAATCAAAAATTCTTTGAAAAAGAGTATAAAAAATCCCGACCGTGAAGTCGGGAAAAAAGTCCTGTTTTTCGTTGCTTTTGGAAAATTTCTTTTTTGCGTAGATTGAGGGTTAATATGGTCTCTGAATATGCGAAAAATGTGCGTGAGAGGGCACACCGGTCAATCTTTTAACCAACTGTAGGGATTTTTATACCCCCGGTGGATTAGTACCTATATTCGGGCGTTTTATCCTCCGTCCACGTCTTTTTGTCGTGGCACGGTTTGCATAATGCCTGATAGTTACTTTCATCCCACATGAGTTTCTCATCTCCGCGATGTGGTTTGACGTGATCGACAACAGTAGCCTGAACGTACCGACCTTCCTGCATACACTTCACGCACAGCGGATGTTTGCGGAGGTATGCGTCACGGACTTTTCTCCAACGGTAATTGTAACCTCGTTTAGCTGCTGACGGTCTGTCGGGGTGGAGTGGCTGATGTTCCTCACAGTACTTGCGGTCGGTAAGGTTGGGGCATCCGGGGTGATTACAGGGGTGCTTACTCTTCTTCGGCATGGCAACACTCACAGGA